TCATATTGATGGTGATGGAGAGATAGCATTGTGTATTCTATCTGCTATTAACGTAGGTAAACTACGTAATTTAGATGAGATGGAAGAGTTATGTGACCTATCTGTACGTGCTTTAGAGGAGTTAATTGATTATCAGAAGTATCCTGTTAAGGCAGCAGAGCGTAGCACACTAGCACGTAGGTCATTGGGTATAGGATTCATTGGTCTTGCACACTATCTCGCTAAGAATGGTGTTAAGTATGAGGATCCAAAGGCATGGAAATTGGTTCATGATCTAACAGAATCATTTCAGTATAATCTTCTTAGAGCAAGTAATAACATAGCAAAAGAGAAAGGTGCTTGTGAATATTTCAACCGCACTAAGTATGCTGATGGTATCCTTCCTATAGATACATACAAGAAAGATGTAGATGAACTTGTACCAAATGACCTTTCATTTAATTGGGGAGATTTACGGGAGGACATACTCTCTCACGGGCTCAGACACAGCACGTTGTCCGCACAGATGCCATCAGAAAGCAGTTCCGTTGTGTGTAATGCCACAAACGGAATTGAACCACCAAGAGATTATTTGTCCACTAAAAAATCAAAGAAAGGACCGCTTAAGCAAGTGGTTCCTCAGATTGGTACGTTAAAGAATAACTATACATTGCTATGGGATATGCCAAACAATAATGGTTATATTAATATTGTAGCAGTGATGCAGAAGTTCTTTGACCAAGCAATCAGTGGTAACTGGTCATACAATCCAGAGAACTATGATAACAATGAAGTTCCTACTTCAGTTATGGCACAAGATCTATTGACAACTTTTAAGTATGGTTGGAAGACCTCTTATTATCAGAATACATATGATACTAAGAGTGAGATAGATGAACCATCACATCCTATAGGATGGAAGGATGATGTTAAGGAAGGTAGCAAGACTGCTATCACTAATTTATTAGACGATATTTTTTCAAACGAGGAGGAAGCTTGTGACAGCTGTGCAATCTGATATTAAAGGCATGACAGTTTTTAATACTAAGAATAATGATACTACCAAAGGACAGATGTTTTTTGGTCCTCCACTAGGAGTTCAGCGATATGATAAGTTTAAGTACCCTATATTTGACAAGTTAACACAGACACAGTTGGGATTCTTCTGGAGACCTGAAGAGGTATCACTCCAGAAAGACCGAGCAGATTACCAACAATTAAATGATGCACAAAAACACATATTTACTAGCAATCTCAAGTATCAGATCCTCTTGGACTCCGTACAAGGTCGTGCTCCTGGTATGGCTTTCGCTCCATACTGTTCTTTACCTGAGCTTGAAGGTTGCATGAATATATGGCAGACTATGGAGATGATTCATAGTAGGTCTTACACTCATATCATTAAGAATGTATACTCTGACCCATCAGAGGTCTTTGATACTATACTAGATGATGAGAAGATACTAGCACGTGCTGAGTCAGTAACTAAAGCATATGATGACTTCATTAACTATGCTAATGAGTATGGTCTGAGTAATGCTTGGACACCTGACATGTATGATCATCCTAATTCAGAATGGACACGAAAGGATTTAAAAAGACATCTCTATAGGGCAGTTGCTAATGTGTACATACTGGAGGGTATTCGCTTTTACGTATCTTTCGCTTGCAGTTTCGCTTTTGGTGAACTCAAGATACTTGAGGGTAGTGCCAAGATCATCTCCCTCATTGCAAGAGACGAGTCACAGCACACTACCGTCACACAGAACATTCTTAATAAATGGAACTTAGGTGATGATCCTGAGATGATTGATATTATTAAGGAAGAAGAGGAAAATGTATACCAAATGTTTAAGGATTGTGTAGAGGAGGAGAAAGACTGGGCTCAGTATTTGTTTAAGGATGGATCTATTATTGGTTTGAATGATAAATTATTACAGAACTATGTTGAGTGGACTGCTAATCGTAGATTAAAATCAATAGGATTGAAACCTATCTTTGATGTACCATTAGCAAACAATCCATTACCTTGGACTGCACACTGGTTATCTTCTAGAGGACTACAAGTAGCACCACAGGAGACAGAGGTAGAATCGTACATGATAGGGAGCATTAAACAAGATGTTAAGAAGGATACTTTCTCTGGTTTTAAATTATGACCAAAGATACAGAACAAGAACAACGAAACGACTCGTGGAGAGAAGAGTACCTAGGTATGAAAGTTCATGGGAAACGTCAGACAGAACTGTTGAAGAATGGTCCGAAGAGTCTCTCTCAGAGTTGGATTCTTCAAGCTATGTACAACGATTGGAAGACGAAGAAAGGGATCGTAGATCCAGAACCACCAGATTGTCAGAGCAGCATGAAGGAATGGGAAGAAAGTGTGAAGAAATACCAGACCCCTGGTTAAATTAACTAAATAGGTTTATGAGCGTAATAATCTACCAAGAACATTGCGAATATCTTGAGAAAGAGAATGAAGATCTCAAATGTGAGGTTCTCTTTCTAAGACAGCAGCTTGAATATAAAACATTAGGACTCCCCGAAGACGATATAAATATTGAGGAATAGATAATGGGATTGTGGAAAAGAATAGTAAAACTTCGGAAGGAAGTTATGAGAACCCCTGGACCTATAAGGGTTCAACTTTTTCTTCTGACGACATTAACGATTTCTTCGGTTACGTCTACCGCATTACTAATTTGCAATCGGGCAAACAGTACATCGGAAGAAAATATTTTTGGCAGAAACGTAAGCCTAGAGGTGGAAAGAAAAGGATTACGTCTGAGAGTGACTGGAAAAAATACTATGGAAGTTCTGACGAACTTAAATCAGATAGAAAATTACTTGGGAACTCCTGCTTCAAGCGAGAAATAATTAGTTTACATAAAACGAAAGGGAAAGTTAATTTTTACGAAACAAAACAACTATTTTTAGATAACGTATTGATGGAAGCGTTGGAGGATGGTTCTCCAGCGTTTTATAATAGTAATATATTGGGACGTTATTATAGAAAGGATTATCAAGAAGAACAATGATTGTAGTAGAGTGTCGTCTGTGTGGTACAGTGTTAAGAGGATCTGGTACGTGTGGGTGTAGTAATATGACATCTATTCACGGTGATTTTATATCGGCAAATGATATGACACAAGTTCATTTGTTACAAACTAATAAGATTGTAAATAAATCTTCATTTTTGACAGCAGAAGATCTAAAATATCAAGAAGAAAGACGTAAACGTAAAGTACGTAAGTTAAACTTTGAAGAACGATGATTAACCTAGACGAAAAATTTGGAAGTTACATGGGTTCTAGAACAAAAGTTTTTAGAATTGATGGTGTTAATGAATCTTTGACAGGTTATGGATATCAATGTGATGGAAACGACATCGTTGGGTATTGGGTTAACACAACTAACTATAAATTGTTCTATAATTTAAACGAACAGTTTTTAAGAATGGAAGCATTAAGAAAATGAAAATATTTTTAGACACAGCAATCACTAGTGAAGTAGAATGCTATTATAAGACAGGTCTTATTGATGGTTTGACAACTAATCCATCTCTTATTCGCAAGAGTGGTAGAAATCATGAAGAAGTTTACCAAGAGATGAAAGATATTGGTGTCACAGACATCAGTATGGAAGTCATTGGTAGTGTTTCTAATATGATTTCAGAAGGTAAACGTCTTTCCAAAAAGTTTGGCAAGTGTGCTACTATTAAAGTACCTTGCACACCAGATGGATTGATTGCATGTAAGGAATTGTCCTCTGAAGGTATTAGAGTTAATGTTACTTTAATATTCTCAGTTGCACAAGCGATACTCGCTACCAAGGCAGGAGCAACATACGTTTCTCCATTTGTAGGAAGACTAGATGATAATTCTTTTGATGGTATCAAACTTATCAAAGACATCTATGAAGTTTATTCTATTCAGGCAGCAGAGGCAGAAATACTTGCTGCATCTATTAGAGATGTTAAGAGTGTATCAGAATGTTTCGCTGCTGGTGCGGATATCGTAACCATTCCAGCGTCTGTTTTAGGTAAAATGTATAATCATGTCCTTACTGACAAAGGTTTAAACATCTTTGACAAGGATCATGCAGCACATACTCTCGCTATGACATCAAATAAATAGATGTTTAATAACGATTAAAATGTTTACAGTTTATTCTAAAGCAGGTTGTCCTTTTTGTGACAAATTTATAGAGGTGTGTAAATTAGAAAAACTTACTCACGTGGTGTATGAATTAAACGAACATTTTACTAAAGATCAGTTCTACAATGAGTTTGGAGAGGGATCAACATTTCCTCAAGTCGTTTTAGAACTTACTGGTAATAGTTTAAAATTGGGTGGTTGTAAAGAATCACTTAAATATATGCAAGAAAAAAACCTTTGCTGTCAAGTATAATGATTGAAGTATACGAAAAAGAATTTCTAAGAGACAAGAAAAAGTATGATTCACTTATTGAAAAAGGTGAAGACATTCTTGTTCGGAAAACAGATGGTGGAGCTTACATCGCTACTGATATTACTAAATTTGAACACCCTATTTGTGACATATGAAAAAATTAATTAGTTCTTTTTCTATTATCAAATTAAAAAAGAATTTAAAAGAAAATAGTTCAAGTAAGAATAAAAATATTTGGACTAGTATAAAAGATTGGTTTAAAAAATTATTTACAAAAAAATAACATGAGCATTCGTAAACACATTGAAGCAGCAGATGATGCCCTACGTTTGGCAATCATTGAAGCACTAGAGAAAAAACAAGACGAACAACTTGAGACATTGTTTCAAGCATTAAGTAAAGTAAGAGAACTTATTCTTACTACACCTATTCGTTTTACTGATAATACTAGTGACTATTTTAGAAATAATGCAGAGTATAACTTTAATTTAGAATCTGATATTAACTTAGAGACTGGTGGATATAAAGTTCCAGCAGATGTTATTACATTTCCTACAGATTATACTGGAGATGATGATTTAATTTCAGATGATATTAGTATTGGTCTTACTAATAACGATGATGTAATTCATATCAACACCAAGACAGATAGAAATGGTGGAGACCTAGATGATTTGGATGGTCCTGCGTAGTTTATAAATACTTTTAGCTCAGAATAAGTGTCTTCAGGACTAGAAGTATGTCAAAACTACTGGCGAATCAAATCTCCAACTACAATGATGATGGACCCGTTGAAGTAAAAGATGGAGTCAATATACCAACTGGTAAACCGTTTCAGGTTGCTGGTGCTGCTGGAACCAGTGGACAATTTCTAAAGTCCACTGGTTCTTCTGTTGCATGGGAAAATTTCCCATCAATTCCTGCTGCACAGGTGCAAACGGATTGGAGTGCAACTAGTGGTATTAGTTCTATATTAAATAAACCAACACTCTCTCCTGTTGCTATATCAGGGAGTTACAATGATTTATTAAATCTACCAACAATACCTGCTGCTCAAGTCAATTCAGATTGGAATGCAACTAGTGGTGTTGCTAGGATTTTAAACAAACCATCTTTATTCTCTGGTGCATACTCTGATCTAACTGGAAGACCTAGTATACCTGCTACGATTAAAGACCTTTCTGACATTGATCTACCAGCAGTTATAACTGATGGGATATATTTACAGTGGGATGCTACTGCTCTGAGATGGAAAGAGGGTACTGGTTCTTCTGGTCTTTCTGAATTAAAAGAAGATCAAACACCTGAACTAGGAGGTGCATTACATACTCTAGGTTTTAATATAGATACTGGAACTAACTTTATTAATGATACTAAAGTTGGTGAGTGGAACACAGCATATGGTTGGGGCAACCATGCTACTGCTGGATACATATCATCCTTTACTAATACAACTTATTCACAACAAGTAGTTGTTGACGGTGTTGATGTTAAATTAAGATTAACTGATAGTTTTGGTACAGTTGATGACATTAAATTAACTGCTGGAACTGGTATTACCTTTGATAATGTAGATTTAAATGGTTTCACTATCAACTCTTCAGCAACAGGTGGAGGTGGTGCTACTGTTACCATTGATGAAACTCCACCTACTGGTCCTGCTGTTGGAGACCTCTGGTGGAAATCAGATGAAGGTAGATTGAAAGTTTATTATTCAGATGCTGATGGCACACTTCAATGGGTTGATGCTAATCCACCACTATCACCAAGTTTTGCACCTAAAGTAAGTAACCAAACTGTTGAACTTGAAGCAGTTACTGACCAATATAACAATTCTTATCTTGAGGTAACAGGTCACATACTACCTCTAACTAATGCAGACTATGACTTAGGTTCAGCAGAGAAAAAAATTAGACATTTATTCTTATCAGACAATTCATTGTGGTTAGGTGATGGTAATAAGATAGACACTAGCAGTGGATCTGTAAAGACTAAGAAGAGAAAGAAAACTGTAGTACCTTCAACAATTACTACTGCTGGTGGTGATGAAGCAGGTCTCTTAGCATCTTCTGGTAAAGGATCTCTAGCACAAGTTACTTTAGAAGAAGCACTTGCTTATTTAAAATCGTTAGATAATACTAAGACAGACGTTTCAGATTTATATCCAGCAGAAACTGCTGGTGATTATAATGCTGCTGACTGGGATGAAATTATACCATCAACTCAACCAGGTAGAGTTGTAGCACCAACGATAGCAGATGATGCTACTGAATATAATCTTGCTAGTGGAACATCTTTCCTTCGTACATCTGCTCTTGCTGACTTCCCTATAAAAGTTATAGGAGCACAGGCAGTAGAGGGTACTGTGGTTGAGTTAACAGTTTATGTACCACAAGGTAATACACCAAGAACTGTCACTACAATAAGTATTGATGGTGCTGATGCAACTCAAGCAAGAATCACTGGTACAACAGAAGCAAACACAACTAACACATTCACTGTCAAAGCTATATACTTTGGTGCTGTTTGGAAAGCAACCGTAGCAATAGGTTAACCATAAATGGCAAACATAAATTTTCCTTCAACAATAAGTCAACCCACTGATGGGTCATTTTCTCATACCGCAGCAGGTATTACATGGTCATGGGATGGAACTACATGGAAATGTCAAGGAATAAACCTTGCATATGTATTACCTACCGCTAGTGCTACAGTTAAGGGTGGTATCAAAATTGGAAGTGGATTATCTATTGATGGAAATGGTGTTGTAACAACATCATCTGCTACTCCTGATTTGAATGATCTTGGGGATGTATCTACCGCAGGTGTATTAAGTGGACAAATTCTAAAGTATAATGGTAGTTCATGGGCTCCAGCAGCAGATGCCACTGGTATACAATCTGCTGCTCCAGAGATTGAGTGGACTCTAACAGCAAATGGTAATTCAGATTATGTCTTTTCTGGTGATGGATTCCCAACCTCTGCTAATGATCCTACATTATATTTGGTAAGAGGACAGACATATAAGTTTGTAAATAATACTGGTGGTCATCCATTTAGAGTTCAGTCTACAGCTGCACAAGCAGGTGGTGGAACACAGTATAATTCTGGTGTAACTAATAATGATGCTGGTAATGGAACTACATTAACATTCCTAGTTCCAATGGATGCACCTGCTACATTGTATTATCAGTGTACACAACATCCTGCTATGACTGGAACAATTTATGTTCTTGATGAAAGTGGTGGTGGAGGTGGTGGTAGTGGACTTGAAGCTAGGACAACAGCACAAGCAACTGCTAATAACTTAGCAAACAACTCATCTACTAATATTACTATAGCAGCAGCAAAAACATATGCTTTACATGCTATTCAAACATCTCATGCTGCATGGGTAACTCTTTATACTGATACTGCAAGCAGAACTAATGATGCTAATAGAAGTGAAACAACTGATCCACTACCAGGTGCAGGTGTAATTGCTGAAATTATTACAAGTGATGGTGCTAAACAAAGAATTACTCCTGGAACTATAGGATATAATGATGATGGTACACCATCTACAAATGCTTATATTAAGGTAGTCAATAAATCAGGTAGCACTGCTAATGTCACTGTTACTTTATACTTTGTCAAACTAGAGGTTTAGTAATGGCAGATAAAATTTACGTTGTTACCCTCAAGAAAAAAGATGATCTTGATGGGTTCTATTCTGATATGGAATCGGATGGATTCAAACTGCAATTGAAGCGTCCTATTAGTAGGAACACTCATTACTATATGACTGATGATGAAGCAGCAACATTGAGAAATGACAGTAGAGTATTAGCAGTTGAACTTAGACCAGAAGATATACCATACTTGGAAATTGTTGGTTATGGAACTATTGATGTAGGAGCAATCAATAATGCTCCTTATCCACATACAGGAGATTTTCGTAAATCTGGCACGTTTGATGCTGGTAATAAAGATTGGGGTAAGTTACATGTGGCAGGTAATGATGCTCAAAGAAGAAAGGGAGCATGGAGTGGTGGCACTGTAAATGACAACGTAGATGTATTTAATGATGGTAGACATGTTGATGTCGTAGTGTGTGATGATCCAGTATCATTTGATTGTGAAGAGTGGAAAGCACTGTCAGATAATAGAGACAGGTTTCAGATGTATGAGTGGTATAATGAATTAAATCAATACGTTAGTAGTATTGATGATGATGGTCAAAGTTTACCCACTGGTTCTTTTCCAAATTATATTGATAATGCCAGTAATACAACATATCATGGCACTCATGTATGTGGTACTATCGCTGGTAAAACTTATGGGTGGGCTCCTGAAGCAAACATTTACAGTATGCAAATACTTCCTGGTAGTCATGGCACACCAGTTCCTACTTTATTAATGTTTGATTATCTCAGAGCATTTCATAGATATAAACCAATTAATAAAGCAACTGGCACAAGAAATCCTACCATCACTAACCATAGTTGGGGTTACGTTAGTAACTATACTAATTTCTTTGATGGTGTAATTAATATTGGGCAAGTTTGGAGTGTAACTTATAGAGGTACAACTTATGATAGTGGCAATCCTAATCCATCTGGTTGGACTATGAATGGATTGGAACAGGACTTTGGACTTGGTGCAATTAAAACAAAATTTAACGCCCATAATGCTGCTGTCAATGCAGACGTTGAAGATGCTATTGAAGATGGTGTAGTTGTTATTGGTGCTGCTGGTAATAATGATTTCTATATGCCAAGTATAGAATCAACTGATCCATCTTATGTTGATTGGAATAACTCTGTCAAATTTAATGGTGTTCCTGACTTATATTTTCAAAGAGGATCTAGTCCTAACAATGCTAAAGGTGTAATCAATGTTGGTGCTATAGATACTGCGTCTGATTTTAGAAGAGCAGATTTTTCTAACTTCGGTCCTCGTGTAGATGTATGGGCACCAGGAGTTAATATTGTTTCTGCATTCAGTAATTCAGGATACCTTGATAATAAGTATGGTGGATCTAATTATTTTTATGATATTAGTGGAACAAGTATGGCATCACCGCAGGTTGCTGGTGTTGCAGCATGTATAGCAACTGGTAAAACACGCTTCACTAACAGTGATGTTCTTGGTTATATTCAACAACATGGTAAGAATAATGACATGACATTTGATGTCAGTGGTGGAGATTTTGCTGATCCAACATGTCTTGGAGGTAACAATGGATTGTATTTTGATAGTTCTGTACCAGAACTACAATGTACAAAGACTAGAAACACAGGACATATGGGTGGATGGTATAAGGATCAATTGAAAGGACATAGAAGACCTGCACATACATTTGCTAATGCTCAGATGTATCCTAGAACTAATCAGTACTACAGAGCATTACCATTAAATACTCTTCCACAATGGCCAAACGCTACTATCAACGTAACTAATTCAGCAGCGAGTGCTTATGTTATGGTTGGTGATGATAGAAATGGTGGTGTAAATGGTAACAATCCAACTCTTACATATAACCGAGGAGATATTATAAGTTTTGTTGTAAATGTTACTGGTCATCCATTCTGGATCAAGACATTAGCATTAACTGGGACTAGTTGGGGAATACAAGATTGGGTGGATGGATCTACAACCTATGGAGTTGATAGAAATGGTCAGCAGACTGGAACTATTACTTTTTACACAGGTACTTTGTCAGCTGGAACATACTATTACATCTGTCAATCACATTCTCCTATGCAAGGTCAGATAGTATTAGTATAAATAAAGAAGCCTTACGTATATTATAATGTCTGATGAAGTAAAAGAGGATAAACCAAAAGGTGTTCTCGGAAAATTAAAAGATAAAATACTACCCGATGAAGACGAACAAGCTGCAATCATCTCCACTTTTGTGAGATTGGGTGTACTAGTGTGGTCTGGGGGTATATTGACTCTAAATTATGTGGCGATTCCAGGCGTACCACAACAAAAGATAGATCCAACTTTTATAGCTTCGGTCTTTACAGGAGTTTTAGCTAGTTTTGGAATTCAAACCGCATCTAAGAAGGGTGACGGTACTATGAAGATGGCTGGTAATGTTAATGGTGTGGGTAAGAACGGTGGTCCTACACAGACTATTGTTATTGAGCAAGCACCACTAAAAATTATTGCCGAGTCACCTAAAAAATCTGAACCTTATAAATTATAATCATGTCTTGTAAATCAAAATTTAGTTTTAATACCATTGCTAATATAATTAGCATTGTATCAGGAGTATCACTTGCTGGTATTATTGGCGTAGGATCTTATGTTTATCTAAACAAAGATGCTATCAT